CTCATTTTTTAATATTGGTAAGTCCTTTGTCACTGGATGTGGCTCAAAGGATAAACTAATATCTTTAAACGATCTGGATATCCTCTGAGTTGCCATTTTGACTAGAGTTTTCTGACTTTATTTATACTCTTATCCATAAATTGGTTCAGTCCCGTACTCCCAATCATCATAATCTTCGTCATTGCGAATTTTTTCGTGCAATTCGGACTGTTTTTTAAAATCATGACGTTTTCCTTTGTCATACATGACCTCAGAGAGTACTTTTTCTTCCGGATCATTCGTTCTTTGGGGTAGTGACCAATAATCAGTCATCAAACTTGTTGTTCCCCACATTGTTTTCATATATTCAGTGTCTCGGTCTACCGGTGAATTGCCCATTTTTGCTCCTGATTAGTAAAATCAGAACTTTTTGAGGGGTTGCTATCCCTATTTTTATTTATTTTCCTCATTTACACCTAAGTGTTCATCCAATTCTTGCACAATATCCCTTTCTTTGGCAGTTTTCCAGAAATATTCGTCTTCACGACCCATTCCAAGTCGATCATTTCCGTTTTCAACCTGATAATACTGAGTCGAAACTTTAAAATCGGGCATTTTGGGGTCAACAGGTGTCAAACTATTGTCAAAAATACGCAATCTGTTGTTTGGATACAGTGCATACTGCCCATTTTCAAGTTCAATGAGGTTATGAGACTTGTGTTCAGCAGGATTTTCACTTGTTGCCCAGTCAACATAGTCAGGATCGTGGTGATAGTTGTCAATCGTACAGATATAAGTGCCCTTTACGACACCATGATCTCTTGTATATGCCTCAAAGTCCATTGAACCAATGAATTTCTTATCCACCGAGACGACTCCATAGTCCATACAGTTCCAAAACTGTAGATTAGGTAGACTCATATCGGGTGAAGGAGTCTCAGGGTCTGATACAAAGGCACTAATCGGCAATTTATCGTACATTGCCGCATATTCTGGTAAATAAGTCTCAAAATAAAAAGCACGTCCAGGAATTGATTTGACCGATACCCAGACGCCCTTGACGAATTCACCATGTCCACTTTGATGATCCGTCAAGTATTCCTTACGAACCCATACCTCCATTGACGGAAGGTTTGCTATTAAACACGCCATATTGCAAAACCAAAACTTAACTTATCTATACAAAAGGTTTCCTAAAACGTACTCCAATCAACTTGTCACCAATAAACTCACAGTTAATCCAACCATACCGATACAAACCTTTTGTTGTTAATATCTTTGGATATGGTATTTGATGATCAACTTCAGTACCATTCTGTAGACACAGTTTCTGATATTTGACATGGAAGTCTACAGAGTGTTCGTGCATATATTGAGGATAACAACCAGTATTGTCTGCATGATATTCATAATACACTGAATAATGATTACCCTCAAATATCTCACACCAGAAATCACCCGGTGGTAAGTGCATCGTATTAGATTCAATGTACTCAATCTTTGGTTCCGTTGGTATTAAACTCATACACGGTTGAACCACATAAAAACCAGGTTTAGGCACACTGGTTCCAATTGGACCACAAGTATAACCTAAAACCTGGCTAATGATTAATTTATTGTATACCCATAAGTGTGAGGGAAGAATGCGGTTCCACTCTTCCCCAATACTATCGTCCTTGACCACGATATACCTTACGCTTCCCATTACGAGAACTCGCGGCATACTTAGTGTTTTTACCCGAGCCCTGACGAGATTTTTTTGGTTTCCCCGGCATAAAACCGTCTTTGACCAAACCAACTTTTGAACGAACTGCCATAATAACTCCTAGATTTGAATGATTTTAGTTTCGAGATCTTGAGGTTTTGGAGAACCCTTCTGATAATATTCAATTGAAAGATCCTCCATAATATCAAAGTATTCTTCCTGAGTCAATCCTTTATAAAGAACTTTACCCTTAAGGAGAATTGTATACTTTGCCCGAGTCATCAGATAACTCTTGACTTCTCGTGACCAACTCTAATACGAGGATCGCACCAAATTTCAAAACCTGCATCGATAGCATCCAGGCAGAACGATACATCCTCTCCACACATATCCTGTACTTCTCCCGATTCAAAGACTTGCATCTTCGGAGCAAACCAAGGATACTTCATGCCTTCATCTTCAAAGACTCCGTGCTTAATCAGTAACCATCCGAATCCTGTATAATCAACGGTAAATGGTTTGCGGCGCTTTGAGATACTCTCAAGAGTTTCATGATTCATGACTCCACCATTATTACGGAAATCATCCTCTTCTAACCAGTGTGCAACGGAGGTCGTACGTCCATCTTCGGTACAGTACCATCCTGCCGCAATGTCCTTGTCCATCAGAACCAACTGGAAGAATTTCTCAGTATTAAACACAATATCACTATCAATCCACAATTGATAATCATACTTCAACTTGCCGTCCCAGGGAATCTGATCCGGTCCTCGCAGTACATTTGCTCCAAGACACTTGCACCTTGCAAAGTTTACCATGGAGGAATAATCTTGCGAGATCTGAATACTTGCTCCCGACTGTACCAAGTCAAAGCAAAGTTGTACAAAATTTTTCAAATATGTGTAGGAAACTCCTCTACCGGGTAGGCAGAATACAATGGTCTTGCCTTTGACCATCGACCTTGCCAGTTCATAGTCCCATTCTGCCTCTTCCGACCCATTGCCGGGTTTTTGCTTTTTTGCTTTAACAGTGAATCCTTTAGCCATAACTGTAAGTAACTACGTCAGTATCATAACACTCTATCTATACAATGTCAATCCATGACATCTCTGATTATAATACAGTCGCTCTCAACTTCAATATTGACCTCGGTGCCCTCATACCATCCCTTCTCGTCACATATCCATTGAGGAATCGTTACATAATACTCGCCGGATACTGGATCGACCTCTACGGACGTAAAATTTTCTGCGGGATTTTTTTGCATCTTCGGGTTTTTGTCTCTTGATTTTATATAGAAATCTTGTGTGTTCTATCTTATGTGTGAAAAATTTTTTTGATGGGAGAGATATTGAGATTGCTCTTTGGGTCGTTTATAGCTTAGGGATGTTGGGCGTTTTTATATACACGCGACCGGGCGCCACCGGCGGCGGAACGCCGGTGACTGCTGTTCAACGAACGAACGGCATCAGACCTCAAACACCTCCGGATAGTCGGCGGCAATGGTTTCCACCTGCTGGTCGCTCTCCCATTGAGTGTCGCCGGGGCAGGAGCGATCCAGGACACGGAAGCGGGCAAACTTTTTACTGATTGACCCAACGGAGTGACCGGAGTTGGGGAAGCGGACCAGGAAAGCAGTGACGACTGTATCACGGTCGCCGCTGCTCAAAACGTAGGTTTCGGCAATGAAGCGTGCCTGCTCATCAGTGTACGGGGTCCGGGTGAACGAAGCACGACGGGCGGCGTCGATGATCTGCTGTGCGACCTTCTTACCCTTACGGAACATCAGGCGATCGTCGCGGTCCAGGTTCGTCAGACCGAACCCCTCAACGTAGGAGGAATTGATTTCAAAGAACTCAAGGGCAGCAGCGTCAGCAGAAGACAGGTTGAGGGTTGCGGTCATGGTTGGGTCGTTTGAATGGTTGAATTTTAGCATGGATGGGGGGCGGATCCCCTTAGAGTTCCGCCAGCATCTCATCCATTTCGGTGCGGTCGATTGCCGGATCATCCCACCGGAGACCGTCGCCGTTGGTTTTCCCGAATGATTCCAGGATCGGCACCAGGGCATCGTATCCCCGATGACCATAGACGCGGGCAACGTGATAGAGGTGCTCTTCGTTGCCGATCCAGAGGGAAGCACACCAGGTCTCCCAGTTTGCCCATCCGTTCATCCGTGTCTCCTGTGTTGTGTTCTCCCGTATTATAAGCGCGGGAGGTGGCGCTTTGCTGGTGCTATTGTGCCAGGTCGTCAGGCGGCACAAGCGGAGAAGCGGGAGCGCTTAAAGTTCTCTACACTGAAGAGTTGACGATTGACCAACTTAAATGTTCCCAACCGTGTGCCCATCACATAACCCTCAGCATCGATTCTGTCATGTCCGATGTATGCTTCGGGTCCGTTCAGTTGACGACACTGTGAGAGCAATTCTTCCTTCAAATAAATCACCAAACCGTAGAGGTGCATGAGTGACTCTTTACCCAAGAAGTCTTCGTTTGTGAGTGGATAACCCTCACGCAGAGATTGATTCACATTCTTCTTAATCTGTGCTGCTTCCTTATCAGAAACAAACTCTACAGTAGGGATCAACTCTTGGATCATATCTACAACGGGAGGCAACTCAAACCGTTCATCCAATTGACCAACATAACCCGAAAATGTTCCTGCATCAGGTTGTACAAAACGGCAGGCAGAATTGTCCTTCAGGTAATAATCAAGAGGCGTTGCGATAGCATCACGCAGGTCAGAGATTGCAACGTATTGAGTGTGTGGAGCAACAATGATTTCCTCTTGAATTACTTCACTGAACTTATAGGTGATTGTGTTGGGAGTATATTCCTGAGATCCACCGAAACCGATAAAATCCCCCTGGAAAATGCTGTCTGTATGAGGCAACCAATCAAGACAAGCGTGCAGAATGTTTGCAACTTCGCCCACGTGGTTTTGATCGATTTCCGCATGAGAATGATTGATTTTGATTTTTACTTTGTTGAAGACACTTTTGGTCCCAACGAAGAACTTACCGTTCGCAGGGTTTGTACCCCAAACGATGGCAGGTGCACCATCGATCTTAACACTCAGGTGCGGGGTCTCATTGATAGCTTTGAGAAAACGCAGATCCCCGGTGAGGATGGTGTCTTCGGGGTGTTCGATGTGTTTGTTTTGCATGAGCATAGTATGGCACAAAAAAACCGCCTGTGGGGCGGTTGGTGGACAGTTGCTCAGGCGAACACGTATCCGTTGGAGAATTCAACCTCTGTGAACTTAGACTGTCCGTTGATCGCACCGATGAACTTGCGAACATACCAGGCAAAATCCTTTTGAAAGACCCCTTCGCCTGCAATGCAGAATGCATCACAAAGGGCATTCAAACGGGATTTGGTAGTGACGGACTGGTGCCCACCGTCCCAGATGATCATCGAATCCTCCAGAACCGTGGCGATCTTGTTTCCATACAGGAGAACGGTGGACTCACCAGATTCAGGATCGAAGGTGACGGTGGTGTTCCCGCTTGCCCAGTTGCGGTTGCCGTTGATGGCAGCGATCATCTGGGATTCGATCTTACGCATGGAGTGCTCCGTTTGTTTGATGTGCTTACAATAGGGCATCTGGTGCCCAGTGCTCATTTTGTGTGCCAGTTAGTGGGGTGTCACTCTCCGAAGAAGGCAAAGTGAGCATCGACCACAAAATCGATCACGTCGTCTGTGGCGTTACAGTCAAACCGTTCGCAGAACCAATCTACTGCCAGGTCAGCAGGTGCCATGGTATCAAACAGAAAATCCTGCAGGTCCTGCAGGTTTTGATCGGAGAAAAGAGTGGTTTTGTTCATGCCTCCATTTTAACCACGGGGTGTGGTCGTTTGGGGTCTGCCTTGTGCCACTCTCCCAACTGGTTGCCGCGGCCACTTCAGTTTGTGTTACTTAACTGCTCTAATTTCTGATCACGTAATTCAATCATCTCCAACATATTTGAGTCAAGTATACTAAGCATCAGATTTGCACCCAGCATAATGAACATAACCGTGAAGAGAATTCGCATTAGTTTTCCTCCAAAAGATGCGGATAATACTCTTTAACTTCTTCCATCAATTCTTCATCGGTATAATCATCATAAGTTGTAGAAAGTGCATCACATGCAAGGGAACATAACATTTCCATATCCATGTCATCAACAATGGAATCAATCATGTTACGTTGAAGTTCGGAGCGGTTCATGGTAGTTTGCATCAGTAATCGGTGTTGCCGTTAATGTACTCTTGGACATCAAACTTTTCTTCTTCGATGTCATAAATCTCTCCGGGCATGTCATTAATCTCTGCCCAAACA